AGCAAGTGCATCTGCTTCTTGCTTTGCAATAAAAGCATCATACTTTGCAAAACCAGCTTCAAAATCTGCTTTGGTTACTGGTTCACAATCAATGTATTCGATTTGATCAAAGTCATTTTCGCGCATGATCCAACCACCATTAGGGCGAAGCATCGCTAGAACATCACTACCTTTAGCCATTATTATGCTCCAATTTCCATTAGTACGATTGATGCTAAATCAGCATCAGCACAGACTCTTGCTCTATTAGCAGCAACATTGTTTGCAAACTGCAACTTGTAAGTTAATGAACTTGTAGAACTTGGTGAATCTACATAACTAATTGTTGCTGACATTGTCCCACGAATTGCAGTTTCAGTTAAACCACCAATTCTATTCCATGTACTTAATGTGCTTGCTCCGCGAACTAGACGAAGTAAAACAGAGTTATTACTATTTTCAGCAGTTTTCATAAGTGGCACGAAAACAACAACATAAATGCGACTGGTTGTTGCGCTTGGCGTAATACTTGCCGTCAATCCTGTATCAGCAAAAGTTGTTGTTGAGTTATCAGCTTCACTTGTTGAGGTAGCGGTAACCAATTGCAAAACTTTTCCACCACCGCCAGCAGGCGTTGCCCACTTTAATCCTGTGGCTGTACTTGAATCTACTGTAAGAACTTGATTGTTTGTTCCCACTGCTAGGCGAGCAGGTGTGTCGTTTGCAGTGGCTGCAATGATGTCACCTTTTGCATCCACGATGGCATTCTGAATAGCATTGCTGTCATCCTGTGCAACCCATGAGAAATCCATATCTGTTCCAGATGCCTTAGCCAGCACCTGACCTGTAGTGCCACCCTTAAAATCAAGCATTGAAGCATCGATAGCATCGCCTAGAGCTTCGATGGCAGTTGCGCCATTCTTGACAAGGTCGGTACTGGTCGGTACAGGCCAGCCGAAGTTTGGTGTTGTTGTTGCCATTAGGTTAGAGCTCCGATCGCTTTAGACCATTGTAGTGTACCATTTACGCCACTCCAGATGGTGTTAGTTGGAATTACTGTTGCCCATGTCGGGGCTATAAGAGAGAAGTCTGTAGGCGAGACATAGATAGTTATGTCCACAAAAGTAGGCGTTGCCCGCATTGAGATACCCTCTACAAAGCCTGAGAAGTACCCCTCGAACATGTTAAAGGGTAGGTTAGTGATAACTACTGGCTCGCCAAAGAATAGGTTAATTAGGTCGTTTCTTAGGGCATCTGGCATGAGTGGATTGTCAAGTCTGAAAGTAATCTGATCAAGCTGTGTTCTAGGCGTAGCTCTTAATGCTAAATCGCGATCAATAATATCGGTAATATCTGCCAGAAAGCGGATATTAGAATCAAAGGTTCTCTGATAGCGACCATAAGTCGAGATAGATGTAGCATCTGTGGCTGAATAAGTTGAGCCGTAGTCATTGCCATAACGCACAATCTCGCTGTTGCGGATCTTGCCAATTTGTAGGATTGACTTAACGCTGGCAGGGGAAGCGTAATTGCCATCTAACTGGGTTGAGCCATTAGCTGCTAAGTAGTTACTTCTATGATCCGCATCTGCATATGAGATTCGCCCTTGCTTGTCCTCGTATAGCGTTCCAAGTGCGCTGTCTGCTATCTGCTGAACTAAAGTCTGCGTGTTGCGATCTGCTGCTGACAGATTGTCCATCTGATACAGCCCAGTGTCAATCTCACCCAATCCCACATTCTCGGCATTAGCCCATGTCGTAGTCGGATCGTATTGAATCCATTCTAAAGTCGGTGCAACCTCTTGCCATTGATTGACTAAGAGATCTTCAAGGATAACAGCAATCTGCTCGCCGTCTAGATTGTGTGCAACGGATGCCGTGTAAATTGCTTTTGGCAGTTTAGCCAGAGCACCGACTGCAAGGATTGAACCAAGAGTCACGAATCCTGCTTCTTCTGGGCTTCTGACTGAGGTTGAGAAGTCTGAGACTGTGCCACCAAATACAGGCACATAAGTGCCACCGCTATCTTTAAGTTCTAAAGTCAGTGAATCTGTAACATCGATGTCAAATAGAGCATTGGTAGAGTTAATGATGTCCATGCGGGCATAACCTGCTTGACATTGGCGATCTATGTCAATGCGACCTGTAGTGATACTTACGCCAGTTACATTCGTGTACACAGTCGTACCAACTGTTATGCGCCACTCAGCAACCCATGTCATACGATTGTTAGGCTTTCTGTGCCTCTATAACCCGCCTGTCGCAATATATCAATAATATCTCTAGCCTCTTGCTCTTGGTTTCTTGCTGGAGCTATTACATTGACTGTTGCGCCAGCTCCGTAACCTCGTCCAGTGTTCATTGATGGACTGTAGCCACCAAGATCGCCCACAGATTTTTGATAAGCAATAAGATCCTTTAGATCCTGTTCTGACTGCATATCTAGTAAATCTGCGAAAGCATTAGCCCGAGCAGAAGCTGCATCAGCATATTCAA